GCAAAGAGGTCATCTTTCACGATCCAGAGCCGCTCTTTGCGATCAGCTCGGACGCATACAACGTCTGCGTCGTCTTGCAGAAACGCGTCGTAAATCAGTTTGAAGCCTGTCTTGCGCCGCTTCATTTCGCAGCGCAGATTTTCGATCACTACGTCGCCGGCATAGTCCTCACCGAGCTGCGCCTTGTAGCTGCCGCTGCCAAATACGCGGCGCGCATCGAGCCCCTCGCCAACCGCCCAATCGACAGCGCCCTTCTCGTGTTCGTATCCCCGTTGCTTGTTGCGCGCGCTCATTCGGCATTCCTTGCCATCTGAAAAGAGCGGTGCAGATCATTTACGGTCACCTTTCCGCCTGTCAGCTCATAGATACGCGCGGTGATTTCTGCGCTAGGTCTATGCGTTCCCCAGTACCAATGCGTGACTGCGGTCGGCGTGACGCCGAGAAGCTTGGCAGCTTTTGCGCGGGTCAGGCCGCGCTCGTCGATCCACTCGGAGAATAGCAAAACGTAAGTCCGTAACGTAAGAATTACGGACGTTATAAATTCAGTAAGAGAAACTTGTCAAAATACGTAAGTACTATTAGGGTTAAAAAATAACCAAAAGGAGAGCAAAAATGAATGACGAGATAGGCGCGCGACTTGCAATGGGTCACAAACGAGTGAGCGATCGGCAACGAGAGCTGTATGAACGACACGATTTGGAATATGAGTTGTCGAGTGATCGTTATATTTACAAGCACAGTATCTATGCACAAAATTTGATGACCAAAGCCCTCATCGCTTTGTTGCAAGATACAGGCAAAAGCCAAAATTTTTACAAATGGCGTAACATGGCGCCGTCATACGAGTTGGTTGTCAGATACCTGGCAGATGTTTTTTACGAGCGCCGAGGTGTCGTCAAAATGGCAGAATTTGTGCAAATTTTGGACGGCAAAGCATCAAAATCTACAATTCGCAATTGTCTCAATGACGGGATATCGCTTGGTTTAATCAAGCGATCTAAATCCGGTTATTTGCCAACAGAATTATGGCAAGATGAAAGTGAAGCACGCATGATCGAACGTATGGTAAACGACGATATCATAGCGTTTTGCGAGTTTGCGCTCATGTGGCGAAATCAACGCAAACACGCGTTAGCGGCTGCACAAAGTAACGGTGATATGGCGTTTGATGGCACTGCTAGAAAGGCTCTAACGGAAGAATTGTTAGATCTGTACCAAGCAAAAAACGTACAAAAATAACAAAAAATAAATTAAATAAAAACCTATCACACAGGGATTTGGTGGAAATACGATATGCGTAACAACATAAAGAGACTATGCGTCGATGCGGATATCACAGTTAGTGAGCTGGCACGCCGCATCAATATGCAGCCACATGCGCTGCGCCGTTACACCAGGGTGCGAGAAGATGGCAATCAAGAGGCACAACCGTCTGTCGAACTCGCAACCAAAATAGCCGACGCTTTAGGCGTCTCGATCGACAAGGTCATTGGTGTCGATTTAGGGATCGCCGCGCGTCAGCAAAACAGAGAGGTAAGAAAGATGCCATTGTATGGGGCAGTACAAGGCGGAGAAGTTGGGTTTGATATCACCGACGTTGACCAACCCATCGATACAATTGACACACCAAGCTATCTGCAAAGCGTCGAAGACGCCTACGCGGTGTTCGTAACAGGCACCTCGATGGAACCGAGGTACATGGCGCGCGAAGTTGTGTACGTTCACCCGCATCGACCATACCGGCAAGGCGACTACGTCGTCGTTCAACTCCACGCCAACGGTAGCACGCACGCAATCGTTAAGCGCTTCGTCGAACTGACTGACACGCACGTTATCCTGAGCCAGCACAATCCTGACCGCGAAATACGTCACCCGCGCAAAAACGTGGCAGCGATCCATAGCGTGATCGGTACTTACCAGGGGTAAGTTGACTAACGAAACGTAATTACCTTATATTCCCCTCTCGTACTATTTCGAGAGGGCTTTTTCTATGCGTTTACTATGTGAAGCTTTTGGCTTCTGTACCTTCCTTGTCGTCATCTATATGGCGTTTGCGTTCCTGGCAGCTTCAAACGACACGCTCTGGCAGAGCTGGGTTCAATGATGCCGGCGCTGGTTCCGGTTAGAGACGCCGCGGAACTTCTTTTCGGAGATCGCGGCCACCAGGCTTACAAAAAAGTTTTGAAGCTCATACACACCAACAAGCTGCGTCACGTAGCGCAGGGTAGTCGTTACTACGTCGTCCGCTCGTCGATACAAGAACTGCTATGAGCTGCACAAAGTGCGACGGCAAGGGCATCGTGCGTGAGGGTGTCGCGACTGTTACGTGTGATAACTGCGATTGCCCTGAGGTAGATGAGATAAACCCAGCTCACTACAAAAAGGGCTCTACTGAGACGTTCGACTATATCATCGATGTTGTGCGTGAGCTGCCTGGCGATGAGGCGGCGATCGTCTCCAACATCATAAGATATGTGTCGCGGTATCGCCAGAAGCATGACAACCCGCGCACCGACATCGAGAAAGCGCGCTGGTATCTCAACCGGCTGCGCAATTTGCTGATCGCGAAAGACGCTGCCAGTGAGTAGAAAGAACACTAGCACGGTAAAGGTGAAAACCGACTTCGGCAGCTTCTTCATTCATGTCGAGTCGAACGACGACATGACTGGTGCGTCCGGTGTCTGGATCTCAAAACAGCAAAAGCTTGACGACTCAGCTATCGATCGCCTGGTGAACGACATAATCGAAGGCGTTCACCAAGGCGTCGAAGCTCTTCAGAAATAGATTAACCGCGCGCCCGCCGCAGACGCTCTGCAATGCCGGTGTCGCGGTCGGCGTCTTCCATCCAGTGACCGTATTGTCGGCGGGTAAAGTCGATGCTTTTGTGCCCCATCAACGTCGTCACCGTCGCGTCGGCTTCCCGCAAATCATACAGCAATATTGACGCGAAAAAGTGGCGCAACGATTTCCAGCTAATCCGCTCGACGCCGGCGTTATCACAAGCGACGTGCAGTCCGCGATTGCGCCAGTTGTCCACGTTGTCCATCTCGCCGGTGGAAGTCGGGAATACCAAGTTATGCACCCGCTGCTCGATCGGCTGCGCCAGCTTCCACGCGCGCAGCTCGGCCAACAGATCAACGTCGATCGGAATAGAACGATGGCCGGCTTTAGTTTTAGCCGCACCCAAGCGACCACCTTTCTTGCGCGCGCGGCGCACATGCACCAAGCCACGCTCGAAGTCGATATCTTCCCAGGTTAGTGAAATCTGCTCGCCGGCGCGCAGCCCGGTCCACGCAGCGAATTTAATCTTTAAGCCGTAGCGCCCCGCATGCTCGACAATGACGTTAATGATATTTACCGACAGGCGGGACGCCAAAGCGTCGGCAGTCTCAGGCTTTGCCGGCAACGAGATTTGTTTGCCGGCAACTGGGTTTACCTTCAGCGCCTCAAGCAACACGGCGTGTTTGAGAACCTGACCGAATGTAGTGAAAATGTTCGACGCTGTCTTATGCGCGCGGCCTTCAAACAACGCCGGCACAAGCGAAAGCTGGATAGGTCCGGTGCGGAGATCCGCTACCCGTGTCTCGCCCAGTGTTGCGGCGCCATAGGTGTCGTATGCCGATCGAGTGCCGGTGGCGAACGGCAACGCAATCAAATGATCGACGTTGGTGCGCTTGTTCGCAAGTTCGCCCTCGCCGATCTCGCCGCGCTGCACCCGATCCGCCTGATGCTCGATAAATTTGGCGGCGATCGCGGAGAAGGTTGGTGATGTGTGGCGGGGGATAAATCCGCCGTCACGATGCTCAGCCGCGGCATGCTCAAGCAAAGCCTTCGCTTCGGCGAGCGTTTTGCGCACCGGCTCGCCGCCGCCGTACTTGCGTAAGTTGACTATGTAGCCGTTGTCGCGCTTGCTGTAACGAATTCCTTTTGGTGTTTTCGGTGCCATGTTGCTCTCCTTCGTTCGCTTATAGTTTGTTCCCAAATGCGGCGTAAAGTGCCTGCGTGACTGCGTCATACGCGCGGTCGGCTGCCGCCTCCTGTTGCGGGCTGTAATATTGCCCATTGCACATATCCAGCTTCCCGGCGCCAAGCAGGTCGCGTACCTTCTCCGCCTGTTGCACAGTCAATTCTATTGTGACTTTGCGCTTCATGGTTGCTCTCCTCTGGCTTGGTGATCTCACTTGGCGGCACCGCGCGGGTGCCGCCTGACGAGGTCATGAAGTCAGGCTTTCCAAGAGGCGCTGCATCCTAGCCTTTGTGACCTTCATTTCCTCCGGCTCTGGTTTGCGATCCCAGATCGCCGGAACGCCGCAGTCGGGGCATACGCGCTTGCGAAGCTGGTGCGTCACAAACCCACAGCATCTGCATTTTTTAATATCCATGTTGCTCTCCTTATGCATTGTTGATGGTGCGAAGAGCTTCGACGGCGCTCTTCACTGGGACGCTTATTCCGAGAAAGTCTGCATACCATTCGTCTGCCGCACCGCCCGATTGCTTGCCGCCCCAAATTGTGAATTCCCAACCGCCTATCGTTGTGCCGGTCCACTCATACGAGTACTCGCCTCGCTCTATGGTTTCGATGCGCGTTAAATCAAACACGTTACGCCCGTTAACTTTGATGACGTCAGTGCCGTATTTGGTGGTGGCTTTTGTGATGCGTGTCATGTCGCTCTCCTCTGTTTCGTTATTACTTATTGTAAGTATTTCTTACCAAGCGTCAACAAGAAAACGACCTTCAGGATATTTTGCGGGGATTTTCGCCCATAAATCGCGGGTAATTTTGCGGGGGTTTTGCGGGGACGCATAAAAAAAGGCCTAGCCAATTATGGCTAAGCCTTTGATTTCATTGGTTGCGGGGAGAGGATTTGAACCTCTGACCTTCAGGTTATGAGCCTGATCAATGCCCCTTGCGGGGATCAACAAAATCAACGGCTTAGCGCGGAACGCCAGTATATCCGCCGTTTTAAAAGGTACAAGAGGGGAATGCAGGGGAACGCAGGGGAATGTGTGGGAATGTTTTTCTGCGGGGAAAACGCGGGGAAAAGTTTTGCATGCCGCACAACCTGAAGGTCACTCCTTCGCCGCGCGGATCTTATCGCGGAGCGTGCCGTAATCCATAATGAACCTGGCGACCGCTGAGCAATTTTCGGTCACAGTGTCCCTAGCACACGGCGGGCCCAGCTTCTCAAACTCGTCAGCCGCGCGCGTCTGTATCTCGCTCGTATAGTCTACGATCGGCGGCGTGACGATTACCGCCTCGCCCTTCTCAACGCCTTTGTAATCCCAGTAGGCTCCCACCGCCGTGGCGCCAGCACTTATGACGCTAGAAGCGACCGTGACGCAACCGCTCAGCGGTATGAGGCAGATGATCAGGAACGCGATCCATACGCTGACGCGCCTCTTCAACGGCTTTGCGTTGCTTCGCCTTAGCGAGTGCCCTCGCCACGAAGAAGGCGGCAATGGCGGTGACGGCAAGCGCTGCGCATCCCGCCATAACAAGCCAACCATTCACTCGCCGCCTCGCTCTTTCATCATCGTTGCCGCTATGCCGGCGAGCGCCCCGATCACCACAGTGATTTGCGTGACGACTTCCCCTGGTAGCGAGATGCCTATCGCAGCCATGACGGACCCGAGGCCAGCTAGGGTAGAGGGCTCCTTGAGGCGGTTTAGCAACATCTGCACAATAATCATTTTTGTCTCCTTCAATATGACCAGATCGTTGGTCGGTTGGTTGTGGTACTGTCTAGGTGTATGAAACGCTTCGCGCCTTTTTGCTGGATGCCAAAGCCAGTGAAACGCCCATCCATTATGGCAAGTCTCAAAAGCTTCACGGCAGCGCCGCGGCTGACGGCAATGTCCGCCGCTTTCCCTGACGAGTGCGTGCCGGTGCCCGGCTTCCGTTTCCGCGCCTCAACTGGATGAGCTGCACAGCGATAGCCGCTTGATGGATGCATTGGTCCGAACTGGTTGCGCAGGTCTTGCAGCGCATCCATGAATTCAGGGTCCATGTCGCATTCTCCACAGTGCGAGCATTTGAACTCTTTGCGGCTGAAATTGGGGTAACGATCCCAGTCCTCAATCATCAGTGTTTCCCGTGTCCGTTTAGTCGATCGCGGATGCCGTTTGTGAATTCCCACAAGCTCGTGACCTGTTTGTTCACTACATCCATCTCAGCGCGTAGCTGAACGATTTGCTCTGCCTGTTGTTGCGTCCATTTAAGAAGTCGAAGGTTGTCAGCTTGCAGCGTGTCTATGTCTTTGCGCATCTCGCTTATCTGCGCATACGAGCGGGCGGCATGAAAAATCAACGCGCCGATCAGAAGGATTTGCTCCCAGTACTCCGAAATCATGTTCATGAAGTAGCCACCTTCCAGGTTGTCCGTTCGCAGCCCTCAAAATATTCGTCTTCATAAACTCGGACGTTCAGCGCGTTGACTTCTTCGACACGCCGGAAGATTGTTTTCCGCAACGGCAACGCGCAAAGCGCGACGATGTCGCAAGTATCTTTTGTGAGATATCGCTTCTTGCGAGATCCGCGAGCGACGCTAAACCGATAAGCAAATCGGTTATTCTTTTCTAACTGCGACGACGTTTTAACTTCGACGCGCCAATAACGATCCCGATCGAATGCCAGCAAGTCGCAACCCTCGGTCGGCGAAACCATTACCTGCAAGCCAAGGTCGATGAGTATTCCCGCTGTTAAATACTCGCCGGCTTGCCCGACTGTCGTATTCACTCGGCGTTTTCGACGACCGCAAGGATGCACTCTTCGCCATCGGCGCGGCTGACTGTCACAAGCCCACGCCCACTCAGCATGTGCAACCAAAAACTCACGAGTGGCTGCGAGGCGTCTGTCTTTTTGATCATCAAGCCTGTCGCGACGGCATCAAAGTCTGAGCGGGTTAAAACCTGTGCCAATTTTCGGTCAGACCAGCATGGCATCGTGACGGTCCCCAGCGACGATGGCCGCTCAATCTTAAACTCTGAGGCGTGCGCGGGCATAAAAAAAGCCGCTGCGAAAACGGCTATGATTATTCGGATTTTTCCCATATCGCTAGAACGTGAACTCTCGTAGGGTTTGCGCGGACCAGCCGCTCGCCGCGACGAAACTGCCGACGACGGTTTCTTCGCCGGTAAAATCTCCGACGTTTGAGGCTTCGATTCTGAACGTTTTACAAGCGCCAGACGACGCCTCTCGCGGCGCGATTTTTGTGCTTGTGGCGGCGATTTCATTGCCTGCGCCAAGATCGATTTTTAGCGAAATGTTTGTTGCGCTCGCAGCAACCCAGCTATTACCTGAACCGACCGCGCCGTTAAAAGCTTTCCACGGCGCGTTACTACCGAGGACGGATGATGCTGACGCGACGAGCGGCGAAGGCGCGCTCGCACCTGTCATGTTTTGCGTTGGGTGCGCCGTCGCACCGACCATGATCTCCCATTCGTCGATCGTCAGGTTGCTGCCGGATATACAATCTACAACAAAAAGCTGCCAAAACCGAAACGCCGCTGCTGCGGACGCGCCACCAGTTAAGATTTGTTGCTGCAAAATCATTTCGGATTTTCGTCTTTGATAGCAGAGCGCATTGCTATAAGTGTTTTCAGCTCTTCCGTTTTTATCTCGCTGTGCTGTGCTTCTATTTCACCAATGATTGCGTCGATAAAAAATCCGAGCGTTGAAAGCGTGTCAGCGTGGACGGACTTTAAAGCTCTAGTTTTTTCGACGTAAGCTTCTTGCCGAGCCGCGGCTATGTTGGTCGCTTTTTCTGTTTCACTTAGAGCCTGAACGCTTCTGGCCGCTATTACTTCTGTTTCGCTGACGGTTATAGATTTTTCGTCTGATAATTTTTCTGTTTTTCCATCAAACGACGGATCAGCGCTTTCGGTATACGAAAGCCAGCGAAAACCTTTGACCGGGTTAGGTGTTGGCCTTGAGTCAAATGCGGCGATCCGACCGGTAAAAGCGCCGTCTTTAATAAGTGCAAAATTTGGCATCACGCGTCGTTTCCTGCGTCCGTTGTTAGAAAGATTTTAACGCCGATCAATCGAGCATCTTCAGCCGCCGTGTCATTTGAATCACTGACATCGCGGAATACTCGGAAAAACGTCATGTCGCCAGCGGCAGGCGATCCAGCGATAGTGAGCGCGCCGCTCTCTGCGCTCACGCAAAGGTCTTCTGCGGCAGAGAGGTTCGCATCATCAACAACCACAGCAGTGCCGTAAGCAACATCTATTGTGTCACTGTCGGAACAAGCCACGCCTTGCAGCGCCCAGCTCACGCCGTCTGTATCTGTTGCCGTGCTGCACCAGTAAACTTGAAAAGTGATCGTGCCTTCATTCCATTGTTTCGGCATCGCGATTTGGAATTGCGCGTGTTCATCCGCCGATGCATCGAAATCCAAGACCTGCATGTCAGGTCGGCCTGAGGTCGTCTCAACGTCTGTGATTGTTGCGCAGCCGTTGCTTGCAGTTGGACGCATCGCCGCTGCCGGGATGAAAATCGAATGTTTGCCTTGCAAACCGATGCCCGTTATCTGCGTGCCATCAACCGCTGGAATTTTTGCGCTGCCGTCCAATTGAACGATATTGTTGGCACTCGTTCCGACCGCAAGAACGGCAGCAGTGCCTAAACCTAAATTCGTTCGCGACGTACTGGCACTTGCAACATCTGATAAATTGTTGCTGGCTTGCATGTCGCCTGAACCGCTGCCCGCATTACCGCTGCGCGTGAACGTGATACGAACCGCATCGCTATTGCTGAACGAGCCGTTGCTGGTCAGGTGCGTCAGCGCAAGTTTAACGTATCCGCTTGCATCGGTGCTAGCTCCACTAATTTTGTACACCGCGAAATTCTGCTGGGCAGATTTTTTGACGATTGTGATCTGCCCTCTATCGCTTGTCGTTGTAGAGTCATCCCAAGTCAACAAAAATGCTGATACGTCTGGGTTTCCGCTATCGGCTGAGGTGTCATCAATAAACGCAGCGGTCACGCTGCCTAGTGTTCCATTGTTGAGTCTTATAACACCGGCACCGGGATCGGCATCGCTGGTTGAAGTAGAGAATGTATAGTTAAGCCCCCCTGCCCCGTCTGCCCCCGTAGCGCCTTGGTCGCCCTGCTGGCCGGTTGATCCAACCGGAATCCCGAGAGCAAGCGCTCCGCTCGATGCATCGAAAGAGACAGTCGCGCTCTGCGAGACGCCGCTGCCATCGACCGCCACGTTACTCACGCTGACTGAGCTGACGCGTCCAGTTGTCGCTTCCAGGTTGTTGCCGTCACTGCTAAACCCGAGTAACCGCGAAGCCCGCGCAGTTGCATCATCGACAAATTCTGGCGTCGTAATCGCGTTCGTTTTGGAAACTTTAAAAGAGCGATCAAGCTCCTCTTGAACCTCTTGCACAATGTGCGTCAGCTTATCGAGCGCCGTCTCGTGATCTTCAGCGGGGAACGGGTCGTTTTCGACGTAGTCTGTGCCCTGGGTCTGAGTTGTCTGTCTACGAATGACAACTGTCTCGCCTGACGCCGGCGCCGTTACGAATGTAACCGTTCCACCGCCAGCGTTGCCGACGCCGCTGACCGAATAGTTTGTGCTGCCCGAACCTTCGCTGCGCTGCGCTTCTGCGCCCGTGCTGTCTGTACGGATAAAGACTTTTATTTCAGACGACGCGAAAGCTTTGAACGTGTACGCAAACGCGGTCGTACTGCCGTTACCCGAATACGAGTTTTTGATGCTTGTGGTGCTGACGGTCAATTGTCGTCTCCTTGCAGCTTGGACATTTCCTTGCGCCGCCTTTCAATGAAGAGGTTATTAATCTTGCTAATCACTTCGCCGTACACAGGATCTTGCAAAAACTCACCGAGAGCTTCGTCCGTCGCCGCGTTGTAAACCGATTTGAGGCGCTCACCTAAACGTTCACGCAGCGCGTCGGCGGCTTTACCCTTACCTGTGCTAAAGCTCGCGGCTTGCTTGTACTCGTCTCTGTTTATGAAAGCTTCCAGGGCTTCCTTACCCTTTTTGCCGGCAAGCTTTTGCAACTCGTATCTCATTACGTCTGGCAACTTTATGGGGTCAGACGGCAGCACGTTGCCCTCGTCATCTTCAGCCGGCAGCCGTATCTCGTCTTGTATTTTGCTGAGATTGACGCCGCCCAAACGAATTAGTTCTCTGGTGAGCGGCGTAGACTTGTCGTTGGAAATATAGAACGGCGACATCCAGTCAGGCCCGAGCGCCAAGTTGTAGCTGTTCTCGCCAACCTTCACGCCTGGCACAACATCATTGCCAAAAACATCGACCATCGGCTTTAGTTCAGATGAGAGGCCTGGCACTTGTGCTTTGAGACTATCGAGGATGCCTTTAGCCTCATTGATCGCTGGATCTACTTGGCGCTCTATGCCGGCAAACACTCGTGGCACCATGGATTTTATAAGGTTCTCAACAACGCGGCCCGAGTATCGATCGGGATCGGCCATGACCTGGCCCATCGTCGCGAATTGTTTCAGGTAAGATTTATTGCTGACGTTGTACATCGTCGCGCCAACAACTGCGCCAGCAATTTCGTTTAATTCCATTTCGCTCCAATCGCCTTTGGAGCTAAGCAGCTCATACGCGTCAACGTACAAGCCCATCATTCCGCCAAGTGGTTCAATATTGTAATTGATGTATTCGCCGCCGCCGATCGGCATGCGGTAAGGCGTCCACCCCTCAAGGCGTAGGTTTTGCTTTTTGCCTCGGTCAGTCGGCCCGCCGCCAGTCAGCGCGCCACCGCTTGCGGCAGCTAGAAAAACCCCTGTCATACCAAGCGCTGTTCCCAACGTTATGCGCGCTATGGCTTCGTCTCGCTGTTTGCCGCCGGCGCGCATCATTGCGTTGGTTGCGCCCCACCTGGCACCTAAAACTGAACGATCGATGAAGCTGTATTTAAAACCGTTGTATGGCGTTTTAATAAATGGAAATAAGTAACGCAGCATCGGTACGCGGCTGATTGTCTGAAACGATCTGCCAACCTTGTCTAACTCTGTTTGCAGCGTGTTATATTTTGCAACGGCCTCGGCGCGCGTCATTGTTGCAGCCGGCGGAGTAGATACGAATTCTGCTATGTAGTCGGTAAGCTCATCGCCGTCTAAGCCGCGGGCGCGGCCTGTTGTAAGCGCTTCGCGATAAATCTGTCCGCGCATACTGACAACTTTGAACCAAGTGTCGCCAGCTTCTAATCCGCGGAACGACACGCGCCCCAACGTAAAAATATTCCCCAAGGTGTCTATCGTATTAGCCCACAAGGTGGGGTTGTCAGTGGTTTCGACTTCGGGAAAACGCGACGAGCTGAATGCGCCAGATCTTAGACTTTGTGCAAAACTTTCAGGCGGGGGCGGTCCAAAGGTCGTTTGTCGTATTTTGTCAACTTTAGATCCGGACACGCCTTGCGGCTGCATCGTAGCAAACGCGCGACCGGCTAATCTCGTAGCCTCGTTTATTGCCATCATCTGTCCAAAGACTTGCGCCTGTAGATCTTCAAGTTGGACAGTATCGAGAGGGTCGGCGCCAAACTTTCTACGCACGGCGCCAATGCCGGCGGCAAGCGCCAGCTCAGCATTCGGCAGCACCATCGTCGTGACGGCGTTGCCAACCGTGTTTCTAGTATGTGTTACTGGGTTGGTAAGCAGCGCATGCTGCCAAATCTCGTAAACGGCATCGGCAATTCTTTTTGTCATGCTGAGCCCGCGCGCGAACGACGAACGCTGATCCGCTGTGTCCAGCTCTTGATACAAGCGCGCTGCGAGGTTGATGTTTTCAAGCCCCCCATAATCCTCAAGCAATGCAGTCAAGTCGCGGTTCTGCATTGTCGCCATATTCCGCGCTTGTTCAGGGGTGGCATCTTGCATCGATCGCACAGGAATACGGAATGCAGACAATGCGCGGGCAAGCTCTGTCTGCGCTCCCTTGAATTGCATTTGTAGATTTGCGACCAGCTCCATCTGCGCGCGGAACTGTAGCGCTTCGTTTGGACCGCCGAGAGCGAGCTTACTATCTGGGTCGTAGACCTTCTCCGCGAGACTGTCCAACTTCCTCATTTCGGTCACAAGCAACTCGCGCTGTGCCAGCATCGTCTCTGCTAAGCCCATGCCTCGCACTTGTGCGACCTGGCCCTCTTCGCGCGCCAATAAACTTTGGGCAACCTGGCGAACTTTTTGCGGTGACGTACCAATCAAGTCGGCCATCTCGCGCGTTGTGTTCAGCTCAATCTCGCCGCGCTTCGCCTCGTCAATTTGTTGTCCAAACGCAGCACTGTTATGACCTATGCGCGCCAGCACGGCGTTCTCGTCAGGCAATCGGTTTTCGTTAAAATCAGCAAGCGGCTCATTCAGCGCGACCGGCGAGTCCATATCTTCCTGGCGCTGTGCCGGCGCGCGCAGTGACGCCTCAACATCTTCTTCGGTGACACGTATACGCGTGTCGTCTAAGAGACTGCCTGTGCCATACCGCGCATAGGGGTCGTCGTAACGCAGCGCTGCCGGTATCTCTTCAACAGGCTCAGCGACACGCGGCATCGCAGCCTCTGGCTCTTCGGCAATTTGTGGCGCTGTCGTCTCGCCTGGGCTTTCCTGTAACGCCTCGCGCATGCGCGCAGCCGCTTTGTCGCGACCAGCGCCCATCAGCTTGCCGCCCTTGCCGGTAGCTCGCTCTAGGATCGATTGCCCAAGGCGCGAAGCTGCCTGACCCATACCGGCAACTTGTACCGCGTCGTCAGGCACAAGGGTGCCGCCCGCCGCGGATGCCGCGGCGGCCTGTTCGTCAATAAGTGCCATTGATTATTCCGTGCCGTGTATTTCGTTTACACGCGGGGCGAGACGTTCGACCTCCGCATTTTGGATTGCGGCGGCCTCGTCGAAATCGTCAAACCGCGGAACGCTTGCCATATCTACGCCGCCAAAATAGTCAGGGTCATAGACCATCAGCACAATGTCTGGCTCGCCGTTATTAAATTCTTTGTAGGTCTCTTTGTCCCACGCCTTAGCTGCAAAGGGTGGCTTCGGTGCAAACTCATCATTCCACTTAACGCGAGCGACGGGCTTAAAGCCAACTGTCTGATAGACCTTTGGCAGCATCGTATTAAAAGCATCTAATTTGCGCCCGCCCTGATCTATTGCGGCTTGCAGCACAGAGAACAAACCATTGCGCGGTTCAGAGGCGCCAGAATAAACGGCTACAACGTCGCCGTCTGGTTTCAGGGCAAAACCAGCGTCGTCGTCTGTTTGGTATAATTTGTATTTAGATAACTCGTCGGGAGCTTTGAGTTCTACTTGAGCGCCATACTTGTGATTGACCATTGCGCTCTGCATGCGCTGAGCGTAATCCGCGGCACTTTGCGCTGCGTCTAATTGATTTATAGATGGTATTCTGAGGCCGGCTTTTTCGTAGCGCTTTGCTACTTCCTCATCTGCTACAAGCCGAGTTCTTCCAACATCTCCAGAGCTGTCGCTTCTGTAAGGTCTGGATTGTCGGCCATCGCTTCCGCCACTATTGAGTTCCGCAATTCGGTTGCGCCGTTGTTGTCGGACTGCGCGCTGGCGTCCTGAGAGGTCTCGGTAACCTGTGAGCGTGCTTCCCGGTTCAGGCGCAGCTTGGTTTGCATTGCCTGTGCGAACTCCTGTTCGTAATCCGATTGCTTCATTTGTTCGCCGCGCTCCTTCGCTAAAGCCTTCAGGGCGTGATAATACACCGAGATCAGTATATAGGTTTTGTTCCTGGTACCACAAGACGGCCTGTATGTCTTGCTCTGTCATGCCTTGAGCTTGCAAGCGCTTTTGTATCTCGCTGACAAATTGCTCTTGTCTTTTACGCTCTGGTATATCGCGCGGCTGCATGGCGATCTCGCCATCCGCACGGCGCATCTGACCGAAAATTCTGTTATAGCCTCGTGTGAACCAACTGTCTTTGGTTGTGCCCTCGTAGCCATTTATGTTGAGACTAAATTGTCCCGTCTTATCGCCGATCGCGCGGGCGCCAAGGTGTATAGATTTCTGCCCACCACCCACGCCGCCTGGCCCGCCCTTCAAACCAGCGGCTTTGCGAACGTCCGTAATTTCTTTGAGCGAATGTGGCGACAACCACCAATCAGCAAAGCCCTCTTCGCCTAAATCATCGAGAAGATGTTTTATGACGCTGAGTGATTTGCCAACGCTTGCCGATCGAACGCCAAAACCGACTTTAGGTATATCCGCAATTGTGCTGTCAGGCGCCGGCGGCGTTGTTATCAATTCACCTGTCTGTAAATAATGACGCATCAACGCGATTGCTACGCGCGTATTATTTACGACTTTTTGCCCATTGCTTGTGGCACCGGCAATGGCTGACCAAATAACGCGGTGCGTATCATTTGTCCCTAAACTCTCAAGCCCTGGTATTTGTGCAATCGTCTCAAACGTCGTCGCAACATCATTGTCATACCATCCCTTGCCCGATACCGCTTGCGTGAGCTGATAGTTGATTTCCTCCACAGCATCGTCGATGCCCAATTGAAAATCCGCGTCATCATTGGGGTCTAATTTACGACCACGTTTGGCTAAATGGTCTTCATCAAAATAGGTCGCCAGGTGATCTATTAAGACACGCTTGCCACCACTAATTTCGGCAATCCTTGCCTTAGCCGCGTCGTTGTCCTGGCCGCCGGCGCGTAGTCTTGAGATTTGCGGAGGTTTGCCAGTGCCGCCCACCCCTGCACCTAACACACCTTGTTGGGCACCGCGCACCACTCCGGTGAAGGCTTCACCGGCTTTGTCTATAACCTTGTTGGCAACCGTGCCTATGGTGCCGCCACCAGCAACGCCAAGGCCGGTTGCGGCTACGTTTTCACCGAACTGAAACTCTCGCTGCAAGCCCATGGCGTCAGCAATTTGTGGATTGGCACGAGCTGCTTCTATCTCGACCGTCTGCTTCATAGCATTGTCGAGCGAAGCGTATGCGCCGCCTTCGACTGCCAGCGCGGCGGCGTTGGGGATCTGACTTCTTATGTAAGCTTTAACGCCTTCCTTGCCTGCCGTCTTAGCAGCTTGTGCGGCTGCCGTGCCAATGCCGAAAGTTGTTAAGCCGACATACGTCGATGGACTTGTAAGTAGATTGCCGGTGGCGCGCAGGATGCCGTCCCAGGTGATGTCTTTCTTTTCGTACATCTGTTGCAAGAAATGGAATGCCAACTTCTGCTTTGGCGTTACATCCTCGTCGCTCATGCGGTGCGCAAGTCGCACGAGATCTATATCTCGAAAATTAAAACGAGATATCAGCTCAAGTCCGTACTGCGCAGCCTCTAGGTCGCTGACCGGCTGCGCTTGCTCTGCCTCGATGCGATCTGCGCGTTGCTCAATTGATTTCTTGGTATATTCACCTAGGAACGAACCTGGCTGAGCCGTTCCTGTTTGGCTACTAACGAACCGCCGCGGCGCCTCTTGGAACACAGGTATCATCTCACGAGCTGAGTCGATAAACAGGCCACGCTCGTTTTCGGTCAGACCCTTCAGCAACTGTTCCGCTTGCGCCTCGCGTTCTTCAAGCGGCGTCTCTAGATCGATCTCTGTGTCATTTGCAATGACGTAGTCAACATCGTAGCCGGCATCTGCAATCGCTTGTCTGCCTTCTTCTGGCATAACCGGCATCTTGTCGGCTTCAGTGACGTACAGCTCGTCGGCGTCTTGTTGAAGCGGGCGCGGCCCAGGAATATCGATAATCAGCATTACTTATTCAACTCGTTTGCCTTTAGAGTTTCTTTATATAACTCTAGTGCCTTTTTCCGCTCGGCCTCTGTTTTTGGATCTTCGATATATTTCTCCAACGTTTCTAAATAAATTAGCTCTAGTGCTAAGCTTGAGGTTTTGCCTTTCAGTCTTCTTTTTGTTTCTTGCCTCACCTCTCTTACGTCTTCTGCCGTGTATGCCTGTAGCGATTTATTTGGCAGCCCAAAGCGTGGCCTCGGTAGAGCTGTGAGACTTGCCTTCTTGCCCTCGGACAAACTATCGACCGCGCGCTGAAACGCTTCTAATGCATCGCCGCCATCTATAATTTCAGCGTCATAACTTGCCAGTATTGCTTCAGCTTTTTGGCGCGATCCTGGCAACAATTTATCGATAATCGAATTCGGCTTAGCGAGATTTTTAAGAACCTCACGGAATAGCTTTTCCTGTTTAACTTGTGGCGTCTTACTCAGCTCTTGCTCGGCGAACGCCTGTAGGGTTTTCTTTGTGCCAATCTCTAGACTTCGGTCACCCCAAACGTCGTCTAAGACCTTATTCATTGCTTCCTTTGTTTGTGCGCCTCTAATGTCTATCGTGTATTGTGAAACGAGCGCTTTTGGTTCAGCGATAGGCACGCCTTTGTTTTCAATGGCTGCGATTAATCGAGAACGATGTTTTTCGTCGATGAAGCTGTTGCCGTATGCCTCTTCGACTTCTTCCGCCGTCAGCTCGGTTAAACCTCTTGCTGCTTCTGCCTCGTCGATAGTGACGCGATTATAAAATTCAAAATATTTTGCGCGCTGATTGTCCTCTCTCCTTTGCTTATTTAACTTACGTTCAAGTTCTCTCTCTCTATTGCTTTTCGTCTCTAGCGTTTGCTCAAGTCTTTGCGCGCGCTCACTCAAATCTTGACGCGCGGTAACCGACAGGTCGGGGTATTTATTCGAGTTAATGTCATCAAATATCTGACGAGCGCCATCTGGCGTGGCGGCACCTGTGAGCAATTTCTCAACTTGTAGCCGCGCTAAGCCCTGGATGTTTTTTTGCAGTTCCGACCGACGTTGTTCAGCGGTGAGGTAACCAATCTCTTCCAGATGTTGCAGCGGCATTCTAATGCCAAGATCAATAGCCATATCGCGCATCGGACCGCTTGGCATCGTTGAGATACTTTTAACCTTTTCCGTGATACGAGTTCGCGTTCGAGCTATATGAGTTGATGCTTGTCGCTTACGAGCAAGCTGCCGAACAGTCGTCACGCCATCAGTCACCAAAGCCCTGGCTGTTCGCTCAAAGGCTCGCCGCGAGCTGCCCGTCGTAAACGAAAGCACCTCACCGTCTCTCGTTTTAAAACCGCCAGAGGTTATGCGGCTCAACTTCGGCTGCACTAAGCGGCGGAACTCATTCTCGGCTTTTACTGGATCGTCGTAACCCTGCACCGCAACGCGTGCGTTGTTGATCTCTGTTTGGAGAGCGGTCCCGGCCTTACTGTTTTCCTCATCTGTAAGAATTTGCTTTTGTATGTTTCCCCATTGCAGCGCCTCTCTGCTTATCTGTTGCCCAAGCTCAGATACTGCCTGTCCTTCGGCCATGAACGGTGCGGCATTTGCCTGGACGTTCATCGGGCGCGCGCCTGTATCACGGCTACGTGCATTGATAGCTGGCTTTTGTATAACGGGAATACGCATTAGGCGAACATCATGGCGGTTGAAGATGCTGTTCCAAGCAAACTAGCCATGGCGCGCGTCCGCGCAGCGCGAGCTTTGGCAGCTCCTTCTGCGCGGGTAACCGCAGCAGCCATACGACGCTCTACGGCTTCTTCTCTAAAGACTTGGGCATCGACCTCGGCGTTAAATGCCGTGTTACGTATTTGCTCGTCAGCGCGTTGCGCGCTTTCAAGCGCTACCTCTAGCGCTGTGTCGGTGCCGGCGACTACGCCGCTTGCATTATACGCAGCTTGCTGGTCGGCGATAAACTCAACAGCGTCTTCGCGAAGGCGACCTTCTTCAACCTTCGACATGAAGATACGCTGTTCAGCTTGCTGCTCGGCTACCTTCGCGTTTCGCTCTTGAATATCAGCATTGTATTCCGCAATGCGCTGCGCAGAGTTGCCGGCTTTCGCGGATCCGCTGGCACCAATAATACCGCCCGCGACATTGGCACCGGCTGCAATAATTAAAGGCACTGACATTATATCACCTTCGCGTAGCGCACATAATCTGCGCCTTCAGGTCCGAAACTTGGCATCATGCCTTCTTCCTTCATTCCAACGAACTCTGCGAAACGTCTCGCAGTATCCCAGTCGGCGCGCACGTTTGACTGTATGCGCCTATACCCGCCTTGCTTGAAATAGCCGTCTAATAACTCACGCATGCCGCGGGCGACCGACACGGGGCGGCTCTGAATTGCATCGCTCACCACAATCCAAACCTCGCCGAGGCCCTCCCAAATATCTATGATGCCGACACACATGGCCGGCTGGTCATCAATAAACACCGTCAGCGCTTCACCGCTTTCCTCAATGATGCGCGCTTGCTCTTCCCACCTCGATGGGTCGTCGTGTTTAGCTAAAATCGCAACCGCGTGTTCCGCGCGGAAATCGTCAACGATCAAAGACTTCAAGTCGCGCGTAAATGCCAAGCACGCTCATGGGCAGCGGCTGGTCTTGCTTCACAAAAACCTGGGCATCTGTGTCGTAGCCGTTGGGAAACTCGATCGTCTTATCGCCGGTAAACAAATCTAGAGCTTGTCCCATTTCATCGGCTGACGATCGAAACGGTATCAAGTCGTTATTGGTTGCGCTGGATCCAACCTTCGCGCCAACCGTGCGGAATAACCTCACAACAATATCGTGTATGCGTTTGATTGCGCCCTGGCTAACGCCTTGCGCTGACCCGCCTTCGATACGCATTGTTTTAAGAAGAGACGTATAGCCAAGCCCAATATGCGCTTTCGTGGCAGATCGATCGAGCGTGACTGCGCCAGACGACACTGTCTTGTTGGGGTGCGCTGCGCCGTCAGCAAGTATCGTAACGTTTTCGCCTTCTAGGTGCGTCAGCCCGCTTATCGTCGTCGCCGCGCTGCCTGAATATGTCAGGCCGCTGTCAACGTAAAACGCATCGGATGCTGATGTACCAAAGTCAATATCCGATAGACGCTCGATGTATCGCTTTGTGGCACCGTTGATGGTGCGCTGAACAACGACATACACTTCGTCCTCATCAAGATCGCCCGGCAAGACAGCAACGCTTTCGACAAGTGCATTAGCTTGATTTGTTGTCGCTAGGCGCGTTGTGTCGCTGCTTTCGATCGACAAGAACCCAGTGCCCGCGCGTGCCGTTTCGGTCACAGTCACCACGTTCGCCGCAGGATTGGCAACGGTGAAGTCTGCGTGGGCATTAATCGCTGCCTGAATGTTGTCGGCGGTTGTGTTATTGTCTGCGTTTGGTCGAAAGCCGAGCGAGCTGCTTGGCGACGATGAGCCGGCGGCCTCACTCGTAAACGTCACTAACGTGCCGTCGCTTTTTGTCAGCTTGAGCGTTGTGCCGGTTGGAATGTTTGCAAAGTCCGTAACGGTTATCGTTGCTGCACCGCTGACGCCGGCGACAATGTGTCGGTGCCAGGCGACGACTTGCTCTTCACGGCGATACGTCATGCCGCATAGCTGCCCGTCAGCTCGCACCGCAAAGATTATGTTGTCGGGCTCTTGTTGCAGAGCCAACTCAATGAAACCGCCTTCGCTGACATGCTCAGACAAGATTGTCATGTCAGGTGCAATGAAACCGTCAACGTCAAAGTTAAATTGCAACTCTCGAATTTTGCGCTTGGCTCTTTGTAAAAACAAAACGGCACTGCCCGCCGTCACTGGCGACACGTTAGCTGTGCCATGCGTCGTTTGTCTTTTAATCTGAATATTGGTCGGAGTTATTGGATCGAGGTTCGACCCACTGCCCGCCGAGAACTCTGCACCTGTCGTCAGAACGATAAGAGTGCGAGAGGGCACCAGCGCTCTAATGACGTTTACTTGCGAGCTGGCTAAGGTAAAAACCATGGCGTCACCATCGTCGGCGCCAGTATTGAATTGATCGAAGCCACCTGACTCAGAAAAGAAAACTGTCTGCGGCTGGCTTAGCGTGCCGGCATACACAAGACGCTCTTCGTAGAAACAAATGGCGCCAGGAAAGCCGGTCGTCTCTGAGAAGGCACCTAGTGACCACTCGTCTGTCGCCTCAAGCGTACCTACAATTGTGAAAGATCCGCCGGCGCTTTCGCCGTTTAAGTCGTCTGACGGTGCAGTCAGTATCGTGTCGTTTATCACCTCGGCAATCAAAAATGTGCCGTTATTTGAACTCGTGCCGCTTATCGTGATTTTCTGCCCAACAGCAAAGCCTTCGTCTTTGAAAGCTTTGTTACTATCAACGATGCGATCGTTATGCTCGATGCCGGTTAGACTTGGATCGCCCTCTGTGAAAGAAATCGTTGTTGCCGTGTACTCTGGCAACAGCTCAGCTTTGCCGTCTAAGTTTGCTTGCACCACAGCATTGACTTGCGTGGCACTTGTGAACGCCGAGATCTTTGCAAAGCCATCGTAGATTTTTACCAGGCGCCCAACGTCTGTGCTGACAAACGTATCGGCACTCGCTGTGAGAGTTACGGTGCCGGTGCGCGCGCTCGCTGTGATTGTTGTGTCGGTCGTGTTCTGGTCTAAGAACGGACCAAACTCAAAAACAACTTCTGTTAAAGTCCAGTTTACATCCGACGTTCTCGTAAGCTTCCGCGGCGCGTGATTTGGATGCACGATGAACATCGTATCAGCGCTCTGCGCAAATTTTAATTCAAACAGCTCGGCGGTTAGGTACGGCGTAGATATCTCAACGATTGAACCGCTATTTAAAATTTGTCCGCCGTTCTTGTAGAACCGCATATATTGGTTGCCGGCTTCAATTAGGTAAACTTGCTCGGTGTTAAACTCGAACGGAATTATTCGAGTTGATAGAGAGCTTGTTTTAACCTCGGCTATAAATTCTGTACCTGGTCGCCTCGTGACGCCGCCGTGCGGATGGACAAGAAAATTTTCTAAATTGGTCACACCATTGCGATATTTGGCAAGGTCAACGCGACCGTCCAATCGTGGCGACAACTCGCCCGCCGTGAAGTTGGTGTGCGCGTGAGCGAGACGAGGCATTTATAGACGCGACTCCAAAAACAATTCGGACTCGATCGTGTCGGGCGTGCCTTCGGTCGCGTCGGTGAAACGAGCCTCGCGCAAACGCGCCTCGTAGATCGCGTTCATCTGTTGCTGCAAGCCAAGACTGTTGGCTAACGGGTATGCAATGTCGGCGGCGATCGCAGAGCTGATCGTCTCAATCAACAAGGTGTCGTATTCGTTGGGGTCTGTTATACGCGCAACATATTTAATCTTCATTGCGTCTTCGTTCGACAAGAGCAAGCGACCTTCGATGGCATACTCAACGCCGTCGCTTTCGCCTTCGACTTCTAAGACACGCAGACAAAAGGGATCTGCCGGCAGCCCAAATTGGTTCGCATACTCCCAGCTCGGTGACGCGGTTTCTTTTGCTAATTCTGCCCGACGAATAAGGCTGTTCCACGGGTGGGATCGGAAAACGCTATCGCGGATGAACTCAAACCGCTGATTGCATAAGCGCGCCGCTCGCGAGTCTTCGGTCAGACTAATGATGTTGCTGGCGCCCACCATGTTGAGAGCGCTGTTGCAGATATCAACGTCACTTGCCATCGGAATTCCTAAAAAGAAAAGGGGGGCGCAAGGCCCCCCTAATCATTAAGAGACAACGTAGTGAATGATGAAGGACATATCACCGGCGGTGCCACCAGCCGCGGCCATCGTCGCGGAGATGTAATAGTACCCACCAGGATCAGAACTGGCGCCAGCCAGCTCCCACATCTTTTTGCCAACGGTGTTGATGTCGTCAGCCTCGTGCCTCACATCGGCTAATGCACCGGCGTCTGCTACAGCCGTAGCAAACTTGTCTTCGTCAACGACCACACCAGCGGTGGTGTAGATGCCGACGTTGAAGGTGCAGCTACCGCCCAGCGAGTCAGAGCCGATAAAGATATGCGGCACAGACGCGTTGCTCGGTATCATCGCGAGATGGACAATGTCGTCGTTGTCACTGTCGCCAGTGTCAAGCGCGACCGTACCCTGTGCTATACGCATGACGCCATGTAGCTGGGTAATGTCATTCATCTCAGGAGGGCTGGCTTCGAAGTTCGTCACCAGCGTACTGTTTTTAGTACCCATGATTTACTCCTAAGCGCTTTCGTCGCAATCGATAGAAACGACCTTTTCCTCTTCCATTCTGGTGCTACCAAAACTTGCGCAATAGTAGACCTGTGTGGAGTAGGATTTATCGGCACGCTCTTCGATGCGAGCTGTTACATCTTTGCCAACGGCAAGCAGCAATCCGTCTTGTGCGAAAGCAAAGCACTTACGAATGTTGCCCGTCTTTGACAGACGCGTTGAGGTTATAAAAGAGAAACCCAAATACGAATTGATCTGGCCTTGAGCTAAGGCTTTCACAGTATTGAAGTCCGAACTTTTTACCTCGGTTGTGTTCAACAAAGCCGTGATCTGATCCGGCGATACCACAACATAACGTGGGATCGATGGATCAACGTCCGACTCATCGAGCAGCTCCTTCGCTTCCAACAGTTTTGCAACCGTCATGTCCGCTGAGCCATCTGCGATCGTCTTGGTGAGCGCTTGGCTGCCAGCGCCAGCTTTGCCGGTCGAGGCCGATCCGGTTGCAGCGGCAATGATTTCGTCATCCATGCTGCGCGAGATCGCCGCGGCGGCTGCCTGGGCGTAGGTGCTGGTCGGATCTGCCAACAGCTTAATTTTATCGCTATCGTCAATCAAATCCGCCCACTCGTAGGTCTCCATGGTGACCATTCGACGCGAGTGTGGTGTTTCAACCAGTGGTGTATCCAGAGTTCTTCAATAAGTTGCGCTACCAACTTACCGGCTGACTTGCAGCTCCCGACAATTTCTTGCCGGCTGAGACTATATCACCATCCCAATGGGATGCCCTGCGCTTCGGGCCGCTTGGCCCTACTCCTTGCGGATAGTCGTTGCACGTTCCCTTGCGGGCTTCGCTCAGTATTGCCTTCGCCCTTACGCGTTAAGGTGTCCACTGAATTCACAGGGTTATCAATTAACCGTTGCCGATTAATGCGCCAAAATTTTAGCGTGGCGGCTTACTTTCTTTTGGGCCGCGACTGAACCTACCTGGTCGAAAAATGCCTTCTCGCCGGTCACCGACTCCTCGCGGACACTGCCGCGAAGCTTCGATCCGCGCTGCTGAGCAAGTAACGTGATCGTGTTACTGAACTGCTGAACAAACGCGGTAGTAATCTGCGTACTCATTACACAAATACTCCGGTTAAGGTTTCAGGATGTTTCGGTCAGCTACCCGCAAGACGGACTTACCTTCGCTTTGCGCCCGATCGGCGACTTGTCTTACAAGCTTACAACAGGACCGCGAACGGCTACCCTGCTACACGGCTAAGCGCCGTATATCTCTTCGTACAAGCGATTGCGCTCCGATACGAAATAATCATGTTGGGGATGCTTCCGATCCCACAGCGGCCCATTGGGCGCTTCAATCTCTACAAGCTTGGCCTTGGCCTCGTCAGGCGTAATCGAATTATCGCTACGCTCGCCGACGAACTCGTCTTCACTTACACGCTCGCGAATGAACGTGCCGACGTTGACCATCGCGCGAATGAAGTCAGGGTGATCGCCGAGCGATCGACCGTCTGCCAATATGATTTCTGTAATGTCTTCATTGCCAAACTCAGTGACAACGCTATTGGCTACGCCCAAGCGATCCTCAAACGCGTTGCCATATTCTTTGCGCAGCTCGGCGCTAATTTCATCACGCATCAACTCAAGATCGGGGCCGGCCTCTTCGGCTTGCTGCCCTACCATTTCGTTGTAGGCCGACATAAGCTTTTGCGCTTGCGCATTGTTCAGGCCGATATCGTGCGCCGTTTCTTTAAACCAACCAACCAGGTTCTCGTCCGCACCCTCGCCCGCATCCAGCTCGTACTGGTCGCCCGTCTCCGGTCTGCCCAGCCGGTCGTACACTTCCGCCCAGTCGTCGTCGCTCGCGTACTGCCCCGGCAAAGCTATCTTGTCCCTGCCGATCATGCTGCTTGCGTTGACGTAAGCTTTCGCCAGGTTCTCGACGCTTTGTATCGGCTCCAACGTGCTGTGATCTCTCAACTCGTCTGATAATTGATTTCTCCAACTGTCTTCCTCAGACGATGCTACCGGCGCCTCTTCTTCCGCCGACATCGCTACCTGTTCTTCAGACATCGCTGTCCTCTCTCTGTGGTTCGTCGCGCATGAGCGACATCAAAAACAAAACAACAGAGCGTTGCCCCTCCCGGTAAGCGCTCTCGTATGGGTCTGTCGAAAACGTGGGCGAATAAAATCCGTAGCGCGCCTTGAGATCTTCAAGTACGTGCTGCCCCTCGTCTGTGTTCAAAAGAAGCTTCGCGTCGTCGCGAAGCGCTTTGACCTGTTCAGGCGTCATACTGGCTCAACGCCACCAATCGCCTTGATGGCCGGCGCCACCGCGCCCAGGCTCTGCGCCGTCTGTTGCGCTTGCTGCATCTGCATCATCATCTCTTCCTGGGCTGCGCGCTCATCGCGTGCCAGGCTCACCTCGCCTTCGCCCTTCGTCACCGACGCCGGTATGCTCAACGTCTTCAGCATGTGTCGGACAAGTCCATCTACATCGAGGTGATCGAAGACGCCGGCGTCCACGCTCGCGATCGGCGCCAGCAACTCGAAGAGACGCATGATCGATTGCACGTCTGTCTGTCTCTGCGCCTTTGCCATCGGCGAGACGTACTCAATATCGAAGCTTCTGCCCTGGATAATATCAGGCGGATCTGGGAACTGACGCTGCCGCTGTAGCAAGGCATAGACGCGTTCTATCATGGGCTGAAGCAGCTCTGCCTGAAGCCGTCCCATCAGTGGGCCCATCAGTCGCATTTTCTCTTCATTCTTGAGAATAGCTTCTGTAGCCGTCATCTGAGGGCCATTGCCCATCAGCAACTGATCGACGTAGAACGCCTGGCGAATAGCCTCGCGCCGCTGTTGTTCGACGTTCAATCCCAGCGGATTGTTAGCCCCAATGTTCAAGGGCTCAATTCGGTCACGGCTGCCGCTACGATAATAGTTCAAGCCGCCAGGCCGCGTGCGCACAGGTAGAACGAACCCATCGTCTGGCACCATGAGCGGAGGATCGACTTGCTTCTGCGCCGCCGCGATCGTCGTCTTACTCATGGCGTTGATCATGGCGGTATCAGGCAACGCCGTCATCGCCGGCGACCTTCCATAACCACCCTCGTCGCTCGATGACTTCAGGAACCGCGGGCAGACGTAAGCAAACTCGTCGAAGCCGCCTTCGCGCAATACGATCTTTTGCTTCGGCTCGATGTAGATGCTGGCGAACGGTTTGTTGGCGGCATCGATGCGCTGCGCATCTCGATCGTCGCGCGGCATCACAATATGTACGACAGTAATCTCGTCGTATGGATCTTTGGCGAGCTTCTTCCGCATCTCGTCGCCGATCGCGTCCTCACCAAACTGACGCACAAGGCTGCGCAAGTTCATCTTGAACTCACGATAGACGGTATCGATGCGCCCCAGCTCGTCCTCGGCGACATAACATTCGCTGATATGTCGCGTGGCAAAGCGAACGCCATTATTCTCTGGCGCGTTCGTTATGAACATCACGCCGGTGCCAAAGGTCACCAGGTCATGGTACAGCTCGTGGACTTGCTCGGAGAAGTTCGACCGCTGAAACTCGCGGTTCATTATCTCGCTGACTTTCTCTAGATACTCTAGAGCCTCGTCATCCTCGTTATATTCGCGGTCCATGTAGGCCAGCTCAAACCAGGCGAGGTTGGGATTGGTCAGCATGCCGTGAAGAGACGCAGACAACATCTCTGCCGCGTGGATTGCCGTGCCGTCGTAAACCAACTCCATGCGCTTGGCACCCGGCGTGCGCTTACGCGTCACGTTGCCCTTACGCGGCACGATGTAGTCCGCTATCTGTTGCCAATGCTCTTCCCAGGTGCCGCGGACAGACTTGAGCTTGTCCAGGCGCTTGAGAAGAGCGACGGCGCGATCGTCGGCTGCCAT